ACTTCAGTTACAGAGGCTATTGCTAAACTTGCTGAAGGTATAGGCAATTACTTTAGAGGCGTTGCCACCTATGTAAGAAACATCTATGACAATCCGATTATGAAGAACATAATCAAAGCCGCTATGTGGCTGATTAAACATTCGTCAACAGGCATCATATTGAGGCGAGTCGCTGGAGTAGGCAAGGAAACTAGGGAAGACGAAGAAACAACTCCTACATTAACTGCTGCCCAAAAGGCTTTACTAGCCGAACAAAAGAAGCGCGCCATAGAGCAAGCCAAGTTAATTCGTGCCCAGAAAATTGCATCGGATAAGGCTAAGAAGCAGGCCGCAGACGAGGCAAAACTTAAGAAGGCTGGCGGCATATTCGATATAGAGCAGATCCAACTCGTTGCTGCCTTAAAGGGCAAACTCTCAGATGAAGATCGTAAGCGCGTTGAATTACAGATGGCAGTCCTGACTGGCAATACTTCAGAAGCGACTAAACTTGCAGGTGAGATCGCTAAGTCTCAAGGGCTGACCGAGGCTTTCGTTAAGTTTTATTCAGGCATTCCTAATGCTAAAGATCCTTTCGTTGGCTGGATAGAGACACTTAAACAGGCCGCTGCACTTGCTGCCTCTATTGCCGCTGGCAACTATAACGTTAGAACTCCTACCTATAACGGAGCAGCAATCGCCGCCATTACTTCAACTTACGGTACTGGCCCTGCATCCGCTGGAGTAGATAAGGCAGGGAATGTCAATGTTTATGTTGCAGGAAATGTTGTATCAGAATCGGATCTAGTAGAAGCAGTGCGTAATGGACTTCTTGAAGGTTCACTATCTGGATCTCCTTCTTCAATCGGCAGACTCAAAGGAATGTTTTTACAGTGACATTACCTTGCGAAATATCCGTTTCTTTCGACTTCACCTCTGGCGCGACCTTCTCATTTCCGTTTACGATTGGTGACCCTAAGTATGGAGTTTTAGGTACAGGCACACTTGCATCAAGTACAACACCTGAACCAACAGTTGATTTAACTCCAGATGTTCGACAGATAACAATTCGTCGCGGTCGTAACATCATGCGAGATACTTTTGAAACTGGCACTGCTATTGTGCGAATTTTAGATCCTAAATCTTACTGGAATCCGCAAAACACTTCATCGCCTTTCTTCGGATTCCTAACTCCGTTACGTAAGTTGCGTATCTCTGGCACTGTAGGCGGAGTTGGATATTTCTTATTTTCAGGTTATACAACAGAGTACAAGTATTACTACCCACAAAATCAAGAAACTGGTTATGTGGACATCATGTGCTCAGAGGCCTTTAGGCTGCTACAACAAGCAAATGTAGATACTGTCTCTGGCGCTACCGCTGGCCAAGACACTGGCACACGTATAGGAAAGATTCTGGATGCAGTACAGTGGCCTTCATCCATGCGTACCTTGGATACAGGTAATACGAATTGTGTTGCAGATCCATCAACCGCGAGAACGGCACTGGATGCCTTGAAAAATGCAGAGTTCAGTGAACAAGGTGGTTTCTACATAAACCATGAAGGTACAGCCGTTTTCCTTAATCGTACGAATGTCATTAAGAAATATGGCGAGACTCCGATTGAGTTCAATCAAACTACTGGCATTCCTTACACTGATCTCCGCTACAGTTTCGACGATAAATTAATTATTAATTCGGCTGGCATGACTCGCGTAGGCGGAGTGCAGCAAGTACATGAGGATGCTGCTTCTATCGCCAAATACTTCCCTCATCAAAGCAATCAGGAAAATCTAGTTGCACAAACTGATGCGGATACTTTAAACATCGCTAAGATTTATGTCAAGACAAGAAGCGAGACAACAATCAGAATCGATCAGATGACGGTCGATTTACTCGATCCAGATGTACCGACTGCGACTATGCTGGAGTTGGATTATTATCAGCCGTTGAAGATCACCAACGTTCAGCCTGATGGATCAACAATAGTTAAAACTTTACAGGCACAGGGACTTGCATGGGATATTACGCCAAATTCCATGAAGGTCACAGTCACGACTCTCGAGCCTACGATCGAAGGATTCATCATCGGGAGCAATGTATCGGGTATAATCGGACAATCAATCATGGCGTATTAGGAGAAAAAATGCTTGGACTACCCGCTTCCACTGGAGACGTGCTTAGCGCCGCGTCATATAATTCAATCGTTTCTTTTACGATTGGCGCATCTAATACAACCGACTACACAGCCGTTCTAGCAGACCAGTATCAGGTTCTAGAAGTCATGAATAAGGCAACTGCTATCGCCTTCAAGATTCCTACAGATGCCTCAGTCAATTTTGAAATCGGTACATGCCTAACGGTACTTAATATCGGGGCTGGACTATGCACCATCTCGGCAGTAACACCTGGCACGACCACCGTAGCAAGCGCGGGAGCAGTAAGCGCCTCACCTACTCTCAGCCAATATAAGTCTGCCGCCTGTCTGAAAATTGCTGCAAATTCTTGGGTTGTCGTGGGTGCGATCGCATAATGATCGCCAACCAAATTGCTGGACTTATGGGGGTTAGCGCGCCTATTGCGCTTACCGACTATGAGTCGATATCGACTTATACGGTCAGCGGTGCATCAGTCTCATCATTTACTCTGGGTTCTATTCCTAGCACTTACAAACATTTGCAACTAAGATGTTTTGTTAAATTAGATGCTGGAACTTGGATACCATTCCAACTAAATGGAGACACGCAATCGCAGCGCACTACCCATAACATGAGAGGCATCGGCTCAGGTTCAGGAAACGTCAGTACAGGATTAGGTTCTACAGGCGATGGAAACTTTGCGTGTGTTGCAGATGTATCTCAATGGGGTTCTATGATTATTGACGTACTTGATTATGCAAATACTAACAAAAATAAAACTACTAGAACTTATTACGGTTTTGACAATAACGGATCTGGCAGCGTTGGTATAGGTTCAGTTCTACACTACACAGTTGGAACCGCGGCAGTTACTTCAGTCGGAATGGACATCACTCAATATGGATCTGGCGCTAAGTTCGTCGCTGGATCTACCTTCGCACTGTATGGGATTAAATAATGCCAGCAACTTATGAACCAATAACTAGCACTACGCTGACTTCTGCCCAAGCCGATATTACTTTTTCCGCCATAAGTGGTAGTTACACAGACCTTCGCTTAGTCTTTGAAGGTTTAGCAGTATCCGCTGGCGTGGACATTTACTGCCAAGTCAATGGCGATACAGCAAGCAATTACTCACACACACGCCTAACTGGTAACGGAACCTCTGCAACTTCTTCTCGCGGTTCAAGCCTTGCTTTTATGCGTTTTAGTGACGGCGGCTCACCCCAGACTGGCAACACTTCTTTAACTAAAGTGGACTTTATGAACTACAGCAACACCACAACCTTTAAGACTGCAATTAACCGAGCCGATAACGCTAATCGAGGAACTGATGCGGTAGTAAATCTATGGCGTTCGACCGCCGCTATTACTTCGATTAAGTTGTATCTATCCTCTGGCAACATCGCTAGTGGCGCTATCGCGACCCTATACGGAATCAAGGCGGCATAATGGCTAACACTTATGTAAAGATAGGTAGCACCGTTGAAGTTGGAGTACTAGGTGCAGCAAATATACAGTTTATTTCTATACCTCAAACTTACACAGACTTAAAAATTGTTGTAAGCGTAAGAGAGTCTGCGGTAACTAATGCTGGCGATGTTGTCGGATATATGCGCTTTAATGCAGATACAGGAACTACAAATTATTCAGCAAGGACTGTTTATGGAGATGGCACAGCAGCCGCAAGTTTAAGTAACAGCGGCGGTGCATTTTTCATAAACCTCTCACCTAATACTGCTTCAACCTTTGCAAGTAGTGAAATCTATATTCCTAATTACGCTGGTTCAACAGCAAAATCTTGGAGTTCAGATACGGTTACGGAAAACAATGCATCGGCTGCTTTTGCTGCAATTTACGCAGGTCTTTGGACTGGAACAGCGGCAATTACTACTATTACGCTTTCTCCAAGAGGAAGTTTAAGTTTTGCACAATACTCAACAGCAACCCTCTACGGCATATCTAAATCATAGGAGACAAAATGGCAGACACAAAGATCATCGTTAACTGCGAGACAGGCGAAGTCTCTGAGGTAGAACTTACAGCCGAGGAGATCAAGCAACGCGAAGCAGATGCTATCGCTTACGCAAAGGCGAAGGCAGACGAGGAGCAAGCGGCAGCCGAGAAGGCTGAGGCTAAGGCTGCTATTGCAGATCGCTTAGGACTTACTCAGGATGAATTGGCTATCTTGCTGGGATGAAACCCAAGTTATGCAAGGCAGGCGAAACGCTAAGAGCGGCAATAAATGCACACTACCCTGATCGCGACAAACGTAGCGACGGTTGGATTGCCGATCAACGTCACCAAGCGGCTGGCGTTTCAGATCATATTGCTGACAATGGCATCGTCAGAGCGATTGATATTGACAGGGATCTCCATGGAATATCAAAACCAGACGAAATGCCTTACCTTGCAGATCAACTACGACTTCTTGCCAAGACGGATAAACGGATCAAGTATCTTATATTCGACGGCAAGATTGCCAGCGCCAAAAGTTTCTGGCGTTGGAGAAAATATAAGGGCATTAATCAGCACCGCCACCATCTTCACTGTTCTTTCTCTAGCAAGGGCGATCAAGATGGTTCAGCGTTTAATATCCCGTTATTAGGAGCGAACTAATGAATATGAAGAATCCTTATTTTCTAACCGCTGGCGCATTCCTATCAGCGTGGGCCGCATCTAACTTCGCGGCAGATTACCGTTCTATCCTATGGGCAGTCTTGGCAGGCGTTTTCGGATATGCCACGCCCAAGCGATGAACGCTACCGATTACGCTGCTATTGCAGTAGCGATCGTGACGGTGCTGGGTGGCATCACTGCGATGCTCCAATTCCTAGTGAAGCATTATTTGAATGAACTCAAGCCGAATAGCGGTTCATCCATAAAGGATCAAGTTAATCGTCTTGAAGCGCGTGTCGATACCATACTCGAACTATTAGGTAAG